TGGGAGAAATAATTGTTAAAAGTGTTAGCGAAGATGCTGTTGATGCTTTAAATAAAACACTTGTTGATCGTGGATATAAAGGCAAAGGATTAGATTTTACTAAACTTACTAACAAAATACTTGGTCGGGATGGGACTACAGTAAATGTTACCGATCTAATGCAAAAAATTAAAATACAAAACAAAGAACTCTTTGACTTTTTAAAACGACCACGTCAACCCTTAGAGGATATGGTTAAAAAAGTAATGACCGAAACAGCAGATAAAACAGGATTTACAGATGCAGCATATAAAATTATGAGTAGAAAGGTCGGCACTATATTGCCTGTGGAAGATATGATGAGTGGTTTAATAATGACACTACAACTAGGACAAGAGCTTGAGCAAAAAGCCAGAAAAATTCGTGATATACCTAAAACAAACATGGCTCTTAAAAAAAGTGAGTTTAAAGAATTTCAAAGTTTACTAGCTATACAGATTAATTTGATGGGTCAAGTATCAGGATCGGTGTCAGAAGTTGGTCGGTCGCTTGGAGCAGTATCTTCCGTACAAAAACTAAGAAATATAAATCTTAAACAGTATAGAGATGAGCTTAATGATTTTATGGAAAACTTAGATAAAGATCTTATTGATTATTCTACTGAAGCATATTTATCGCTTTCACCAGCGGGAAGAGCTGAATTTGCAAGAGAAAACATGGCTTTAAAAAGTTACGATGCAGTAATGGAATTATACATAAATGCTATTTTATCAAGTCCTGTAACTCATGTTCTCAATACTGCGGGTAATGCGGGATTTCAAATCTTACAAACAGCAGAAACAGGGTTAGCATCAGTTATAGGAAATGCAAGAACTTTGGGCGGTAGACTAGGAGATGCAAACGATAGAGTTTTGTCAGGATCTTTTACAGATAAAAATTTTGCAAAAATTGAAGTTAACGGACAAACAAAATTTAGACCGATACCTAGTGGAGAAGCATCCGCAGAAGCGTTTGGTATGATGTATGCTCTAAAAGATGCTTTTAAGGGTTTTGGATCTTCACTAATAACGGGAGAAGCTGGAGATTTTATGACCAAGATTGATTTGAAAAATCCTAGAGCAATCGGAAGCACCAATAATGTAGCACAAGTTTTAGACAGTATAGGAAATATGAAAGGGTATAAAGATGCTTACGCTCCGTTAGTTGATATGCTTGGAATATTAGGAAGATTGCCAGGACGTTTTCTCGGTTCAGAGGATGAGTTTTTTAAAGTAATATCTGAACGAGCTGTAATGTATAGAGAAGCATATAGAGATGCCATGATTACATATCAAAATGCAAGAAGGTCAGGAGAGATTACAAAAGACCAAGCTAGACAACTAGCCGAGGATAAATTTACAAAAGGTATTTTAGAACCATCGGAGTCAACAAAAGATTTAATGAGTCAAGAAGCACTTGTAAGAACATTTCAAGGCAATCCCGAAGGTATTTGGTCAGGCTTTGTAGGATTTGCAAATATACCAGGCATGAAAATTATTGTGCCTTTTAGTAAAACACCAACAAATATTATGAAAGAAGCATTTGATAGAACTTTAAATTGGTCGCCTATATACAGAACTATTATGAACTCTAATCCTAACCTTAGAGGGTTAGATCCTTTTGGAACTACGCCTATGCGAGGTAAAGAATTTGATAAGGCAGTATCTAAGTTAATGATTGGCAATGGCACATTTGCTATGATGGCGTTACTTGCTTCTGGATATTTTGGAGATGATATTGTGGTAGTTGGGTCAGGACCTAAAGACAAAAAGGCAAGAAAGTTTTTAGAAGGTGCTGGTATTTCACAATATTCAATTAATTTTAAACAAACCGATGGAACATATAAAGGATACACATTTTCAAGGTTTGATCCAATGTCTGCTGTTTTATCAATGGCTGCTGATTACGCTTACTACGCTCACAATTCAGATGCAGATTTATTTGAGTTAGAAAATTTATTTAAAGCGGGAAGTTTGGCTTCTGCTGAATATGCTCAAAATATGCCATACCTTCAGGGTGTTTCTGAACTTATGAAAGCTGCTGGTAATCCACACTCAAGTCAAGCAGATACTTTTGAGCGATTTGGTAAATATTTTGGAGAGCAATTAACATCTGTCGGAACAAATGCTATAGGGCAGTTTGGTGGTATTGGTTTAGATACAATGGTCAATACTCCTTTAAGTTATTTTTCTGATTTTCGATTAGTAGGTCAAACAAGTTTTAGAGCAACTCTTGAAAGATTACAAAATCCAAATGCTTCTAATACCATGTTAAACGAAGATCAATTAGGTACTCTTGAGTATGTTCCATTCCCTTCTGTCGTTGAAGGATTTTATACTGGACTTAATAGAGCAAAATCAAGAAACCGACTTTTCTCAGATGATTTGTTGCCAGGTTTAAACTTTTGGGGAGAAACAAGACAACAAAGCAACGGATTAAATTACGAAGTAGTTTCTCCTGTAAAAGTTACAAATCCAGATTTTAATGATGTAAACGAATTTTTAAGAGATTTGTCTGATACAGTTGGAACTTTTAAAAGTCATCCTAGAACAATAGAAAGAGTAAAACTTAGCGATGCTCAATATAACGACTTTGTAACTTTTATAAATGAAAGTAATTATATTGATAAAAGACGACATTTAGGTAGCGATGATAGAGGTTACAAAGATACAAAAAATTTATTGAACCTAATCAAAAAAGAAATTGCTGATCCAGATTTTTTACTTCAAAGAAAGACCGATCAGTTTAACGATTTAAACTCTATACTTTCAAATGCAAGAAAAAGTGGTACAGAATTATTGCTAAAAAAATATCCTGAATTACAAATCAAAATAGACAACTTGAAAAACTAATGTTTGAAATTAATCGGTATATATTGTATAAAAGGTAGAGGTAAGGTTTATGGCAACATTTGATATTAACGATACTAATAGGCGGATTCAGTACACCACCAACGGATCGCAAACATCTTTTGCATTTTCGTTTCAGATCAATGCTGCGAGTGAGTTAAAAGTAATATTGGGTGAAACGACTCAATCCTTATCTAGTAATTATACTGTAACAATCGCTACCAATGGAACGGGTACTGTTAATTATTCGTCAGCTCCTACGTCAGGGCAGAAACTTACCATCCTCGCCAACAAACCTTTATCTCGAGAATCCGCTTACTCGACAGGAGCATCTTTTACGGCTGCATCATTAGAAACAGATTTCGATAATACGATCATGGTGTTACAACAGTTTGAAGAAAAAATAGATCGTACCTTGCAGCTACCTGAATTCGTAACAGGATCAACCGCACCAAGTTTAACTGTACCTTACAACGATACTTCTTCAGATAATGCTAACAAAGTTATTGGCTATAATACCGATGGAACAGATCTTACCTTATTAAGTAAGGGAATAAGTACAGTTTCTTTAACAACAAGCACATTGTCTGCTGGATCTAGTGCCACAGGATCGGCAAGTGTGAGCGGTGATCAATTAAATTTAACATTAGGTATTCCGACAGGAGCGACAGGATCTGGTATAGCTACACTTGCGGATGATTCATCTCCACAATTAGGAGCTAATTTAGATTTAGTTACATTTGATATTGTAACCACAAGTAATCGAGATCTTGAATTAGCACCAAATGGAACTGGTCATGTAACAGTTAAAGGTAATACAAATTCTGGTGCAATACAATTTAACTGCGAATCGAATTCACATGGACAAATAGTTAAAGCACAACCTCATAGTGCTGGAGTAACTAACGAATTGACTTTGCCACCAGGAGGCAATCAAGAACTTGTAGGTGCAACTGCTACACAAACTCTTACCAACAAAACAATTAATGTTTCACAATTAACAGGCACATATACTACTGCTCAAGTTCCCAAAACTGAAACTGCTACTATTTCATCAAGTAAAACTTTAGACTTTGATGCTAATCAAAACTTTATTCTTACTCTAGGAAGTGGTGCAAATACTTTGACCAATCCTACAACTGAAGCAAGTAATGTAGGTCAAACGGGTGTAATTATATTAATACAACCATCAAGCGGAAGTGCGGGAACTGTAAGTCTAGGAACAGACTATGAAACAATAGGCGGTGCGGGTTTAACTTTAAGTAGTACAAATAGTGCTTATGATGTTGTTCCCTATTTAGTCAAAGCAGATAATAGTATATTAATAGGATCGCCTCAATTGGCTTTTAGTTAGATGTTTAGTAACGAATTATGGCATGGTAAAGCAGCAAGTAGTTATGCGATCGACCAATCAATTAGGTTTAATGATGCCGATAATGCTTATTTAGCAAGGACATTTTCAACACCCACTAATAATAAAAAATGGACTTTAAGTGCATGGGTAAAATTAGGTGTTTTGGGCACAAATAGAGCATTAATATCCTCAAACATAAATGGTGCTGAATATTTTGATTTATTTTTTACAACTGCAAATGTGTTAAAAGCACAAAATAGAATTGGTTCTTCAAACGATTTGCTTTCATCAACCACACGAGTATTTAGAGATCCAAGTGGATTTTATCATTTTACTATTGTTTACGATTCTGATAATTCAACAAGTGCAGACCGATATATTGTTTATGTAAATGGTGATAGACAAACAGTTGATGATGAAGCTGGTTCTGGTGTTGCAAGTGCATTTAACAAATCTGGGGTACAGCACCAAATAGGTATTTCAAACACTCTTGGTAGTTCTGGTGTTGCTGGACTAGGTTATCAGTTTGATGGATATATGTCTGAAATACATTTTGTTGATGGGCAAGCCTTAGCACCTACACAATTTGGAGAAACAAGTGAAAACGGAATCTGGATTCCCAAAAAGTATGATGGTAGTTATGGAAATAATGGTTTTAAAATTGATGGCAGAGATGCATCTGACCTCGGAGACGATGAATCAGGAAATGGTAATGATTTTAGTGCAAGCGGGATTAGTGCACACGACCAAGTTCTTGACTCACCTACGAATAATTTTGCAGTTTATAATATTTTATACAATGTAGGCGATGTTGATTTTCCAACATATAGTGAGGGTAATCTTTCTGTTGATTTTAATTACTTTGGAAAAAGGTCGCCAGTATCTACTTTTGCATTACCTACCGATTCAGATGCTTATTGTGAATTTTATATAAAAACTTCAGCTTCAAGTGCTCATAATTCTGGTGTGGGCATAGGTCAAGGAGATGCTAATAATACTGGTAATGTTGCTTTAACTAATGGTGTTACATATAATTTTAATGGCTATAAACATACTGGAGATGGTACAGCTACAACTTTTGGCAACACATATACTGCTGGAGATATTATTGGTGTGTATTTTGACCAATCCGATAATGAAGTTGATTTTTATAAAAATAATACATTAGAGGGTTCATTAAGTTTATCTAGTTATTCAGGTGATTTGTTTTTTTTAGTAGCAAATAATACAACTAACCAACAAGTAATAATAGCAAACTTTGGTCAAGATGATACTTTTGCTGGTAACAAAACAAGTGGAAGTGCTGGAGCAAGTGATTCATCTGGTAATGGTAAATTTTATTATTCAAGAATAAGTGGTGCAAAAGCACTTTGTTCAAAAAGTTTAGGGAGTTAATATGGCAGCACCAACAATCAAACAACCAAATAAACATTTTACACCAACCCTTTATGAGGGAAACGGAACTGCGATAGGATCTGGTGGTAAGACAATAACAGGATTAGAGTTTAAACCAGATCTTGCATGGATAAAAAACAGAGATGCAGCAGATAGTAATGCTTTGTATGACTCTAGTAGAGGTGCAACAAAACAATTAGAATCTGACACTACCACAGCAGAAACAACAGAATCAGAAGGAATAACTTCTTTCACAAGCGATGGATATACTTTAGGAAGTTTGGATCAAGTTAATACTAATAATGAAAGTTTCGTTGGGTGGAATTGGAAATCTAACGGAGGAACTACTGCAAGTAATACTGATGGTTCAATTACCTCAACTGTTCAAGCAAATACAACTGCTGGATTTTCTATTGTGCAATATACTGGAACTGGTAGTAATGCCACAGTTGGACATGGACTATCTTCAGCACCAGAATGGATTATAATAAAAGATACTGGTAATGCTGAATCTTGGATTGTATCTCATAAAGTATTAACTAGCCAAGCTACTTATTCTATAACTTTAAATAATACTAATGCAGAATCTAGTAGTGGTGGGACTAATTATTGGAATAGCACAGCACCAACAAGTTCTGTATTTTCACTTGCAACAGATACAGGAGTAAATGGTTCTAGTAGAAATTATATTGCTTACTGTTGGCATGGAGTTGATGGCTTTAGTAAATTTGGGAAATATACTGGAAATGGAAATTCAGATGGTCCGTTTATTTATACAGGATTCCAACCAGCTATGATAATAGTAAAATCTTCTAGTAATTCTGCTACAACTTGGGAAATAAGAGATAATAAAAGGTCAGCATCAGGTGGCAATCCTATAACTCAAGTTCTTTATCCTAATTTAAATTCACAAGAATATACAACAGATAATTGTGATTTTTTAGCAAATGGCTTTAAGTGGCGTAGTTCAGGTGGTAACAGAAATGAAACTGGATATACATATATCTATATGGCGTTTGCTGAGTTGCCCTTCTTCGATGGTCAGAGTCCAGTTACTGCTAGGTAAAATTATGAATATATGTTATAAGAGGTAGAAGGTAGGTATTATGTGGGCAATAGTTAAAGATAGTAAATTAGTTCAAATAACCCCTGGTAATAAATCTATTACTGTTGGAGAGGTTGTTCACCCTAAAGATGTGTTTAGACATTGGACAAAAACACAGTTAAAAGATATTGGTGTATATGAGTTTATATCTGGATCACCGCCAGATACTCGTTTTGAAACGTCAACAACACCATCTTACAAAGTTGATGATTCAGCTGGTACAGTTACAGAAACCATAAATAAAAAAGATAAAGATTTAGATGATCTAAAAAAAACATATACAGAACAAATACAAAAACAAGCTGCATCTTTATTAGCACCCACAGATTGGATGGTTGTTAGGAAAGCTGAAGATTCAAGCAAGTCTATACCAAACGCAGTATCAACATTCAGAGCATCTACTAGAACTGAAGCTGATAAAATAGTTCAAGCTCTTAGCGATTGCGATACTCTTGATAAATTAAAAGCTTTGTTTGTAACTGAATATAATACTGATGGATCTGTAAAAACATTAGCGACAATGCAATCGTTACCGACAGATGAAGATATTGAAAGTTACAAAAGATAAACTTAACTAAATAGAAAGGAGCAACAATGCCAGGATATTACGGAAAGAAAAAGAAACCAATGAACGGAAAAAAAAAGAAGAAGTGATATGAGTAAACTTACAAAGCGACAAGAGGATACTCTTAAAAAACATAAGAAACATCATTCGCTAAAACATATGAGGATGATGCGAACCTTGATGATGAAAGGAGATTCTTTTTCTACCGCACATTCTAAGACCCAAAAGAAGATCGGTAGCTGATGCGAACCAAAAGAACATTGATGCGAAGGTTTGATCCTGTTCCTAAGACGAAGGGTGGTGTTCCAAAGAAGTATGTATCTGGAGCTAAGAACCCAAAGGCAAGGGAAGCAGAGATAAAAAGAACTGCCAGACTTTATAGGCAAGGCAAACTGACACCAGCGATGATGGATAAAATTAGTAAACAAAGGAGTAAAGGATAAAATGCCATTTAGTAAATATAGTCCAAAACAAAAGAAGTTAGCTGCGGTTGCAAAACCTAGAAACAAAATAACAGGAGCTGATCTAAAAAAACTAAGGAGAAAGAAATAGTATGGCAGCTCCAGAGAAATATAAAAAAATGTTTGGTGCGGATAGAGCAAACAAGATTTATCGTAGAGGACTTGGAGCTTATTATTCTTCTGGATCTCGAAGCGGAATGTCAGCACACGCCTGGGCAGTAGCTAGATTGAAAGCTCATGCTAAAGGTAAATCAACTGTGAAGAAAGCAGATGCAGATTTGTTTAGAAAAAAATAATATAAACGATAGAAGATAGGATTATGGTAACTAAAGCAGATAAGAATGAAGCAAGAATATCTAAGCATGAAGAAGTATGTTTGGAACGCTACAATAATATCCATGAAAATATTGCAGATCTAAAATCTAGAATCAAAAGATTAGAAACAATTATCATGGGTAATACTGTTGCTGTGGTGGTGGCTTTAATTTCTATCTTTATGAAAGTGTAAAATGCTTGATCCTTTAAGTGCATATGCTGCTTGTAAATCTGGAATAGCTTTAATTGAACAAGGCGTAAAAACAGGAAAAAAATTAGTGGATCTTTCGAGTTCAATATCAAAGTGGGTTAATGGAGAATCTTCTCTTGATCTCCATGCAAGTAATAAAGGCAAGGGTGGAATATTATCTAAACTTGGACTTTCATCTGTTGAGGAAGATGCTATGGCAGCATACCTTCGTAAAAAAGAAATAAGAGATCAGAAGGAAAGGTTGCGAGAAATTTTTTTATTGTATGCGGACAATGGTTTACAGGAATGGGAGAACTTGCAATCAGAGATAGCAACCATGAGAAAGAGAAAGAAAGAACAATTGCGCAGACAGATTGAAGAAAGGGAGCAGATAAAGAAAACTATTGGTGTTGTTATTTTTGTACTTCTAATAGCATCTTTGGTGGTTATATACGGAAAGATATTCAAATGGTTTTAACTAAGGAGGTAAAATGTTAACAGCACTAATAGGTCCAGTTACAGGATTGCTCGATAAATTTATAGAGGACAAAGATCAAAAAGCACGCTTGGCTCATGATATAGCTACCATGTCAGAAAAGCATGCCGCATCTTTGGCAAAGGAACAAGCTAAAGCTAACACCGAAGCAGCTAAGCATCCGAGTATGTTTGTGGCTGGAGCAAGACCAGCAATCATGTGGGTGTGTGCTATCGGTTTGTTTGTAAACTTTTTTATATTACCGCTTCTTACTTGGTTTACACATTTGTTTGCACCAGAAATAAACATGCCTAACTTTGTGGACACAGGCGAACTTATAAGTTTAACAGTTGCATTACTTGGTATGTCTGGAATCAGAGGATATGAAAAGGTTAAAGGTGTAGCTAGAGAAAACATGAAGAAATAGGAGGATGTATGTTTAGTTTTCTAAAAAATATATTTATCAAACCTAAGAAAAGATTAAAGATAACTCATTTACAGATCATGACAAAATCTGAGTTAGAAAAATTAGGTAGAAAGCATGGTATAGAATTAGACCGAAGGCACAGTAAGGGTGATCTGGTTGATACTTTATTTAAACATTTAAAATATAAATAGATATGTACGATAAATTAAAAGACAGAATAAAAGTCCATGAAGGATTTAGAAACTTTGTGTATCGTTGTTCAGAAAATGTAAGGACAATAGGTTATGGGCATCGATGTTTACCTGATGAAAATTGGGAGGAGGATGAGCATTACGATATTGAAATTTTGGAAGATTGTTTTGAATCAGATTTTAATGATGCACTCAAGGGAGCTGAAGATCTTATTGGATCAATACCCTTGCTACCAAAAGCAAAAGAAATAATTATAGAGATGGTATTTCAGTTGGGTAAAGGTGGTGTCAGTAAATTTAAAAAGATGTGGGAAGCATTAGCGAAAGAAGATTACGCTGAAGCTGCTAATCAAATGCTCGATTCTAGGTGGCATAAACAAACCAAGTCCAGAGCAGAATCATTAGCAACTATCATGCGTTCTCTTGCTTAATCAAGAAGTCTGATTGATCTCCCCTTCCCTCGAACACGTTCAATTTTTTGTAACTGCTCTAATCTTTTAAGTGAGAGTTGAACTGCCGATAAAGTTTTATGTTTAAAATGTTCTTTGATTTCAATTTGTGAGGGTGCAAACTTTTCTCTTTCAATATATTCCTTGATAAAAGCAAGAACCTTTTGACTAAGTGGTGTAAATTTTTTATGCATTTTTAAAATTATTAAATTTGTTTATTAATTCATCATAGGTAGGTTTGTTTCCATCTCTTAATTTATTAATTACCTTTTCATTAACCTTAAATGCTTTATCAATAATTTTAATTTTATCCTTTTTATCTTTGTCAGGATCATTAATTATCTCTAAAATTAAATCGTTAACTGTAAAAGCTAGTGTTTCAAGGGAGTCATGATGCTTTTCTACGTTGCCTGGTAGCACTAGTGTATAGATGGGAGGATTAGACTCGTCTATAACCTTCAATACATCCTGAGTATTAGGAGTCATCTTCCCTTGCTTATGCTTACTGACAGCTCTCTGTGGGAGATCTTCTACCTCGGTTTCATCTAAAAATCCACCAAGTCCACAAATTGATAACGTCAATCTTCTTTTTGCTTTTGTTACTGCTTTGAGCATGGCATTACCGAGAGCTTCTCCTCGAAGTCCTTGCACATTTGCAAAACCCATATCCGCATCTTGTCGTCCAGATCGATCCGATCCTTCAACAATAACTGTCAACAAACCATTATCTATTTTTTGTTCTTTAATTGTAATACTAATCTTATGAAGTGATCGTAATTGATCGGTACAATTTTTAGTTGCATACAAAGTTTGTTTATTATTCAGAACAATGTAATCAAAAGGTTTAGTTAATGGATTGATACCTATACTTTCACAGACATTTTTATAATAGATTAATTTATCTTGATCCGATAAGGTTCTAAGATCTCCTTTTAATATTACTTGTTGTAATTGATTTGCTAATTCATTCATTACTTATCTCCTTTACTGTTAGTTTTTCATATTGACTTGCTGGTTTTGCTGGAACAATTTTTTGAACTGTGGCTTTTCGAGTTATTAATTCACAGGCAATTCGTTTCTCTCTGATCTTTACATAACTAGCATTCTCTTGTTTAAGAATAGATTTTATGGCATTGCCAAGTTGATCTTTTGTAGTTGTCCAGCGTTCTATTTCATCCTTGGCAAGATCATAATCGTTAGTAAGTTTGGTTAGACCTTTGTCATCATTCGACCAATCAGAATAAACTTTTTCTGTTGATTCAGCTACGACAGGATAAGGTGTATCCTTTTCTACTCTTCGCCAAAAATCTTTGACACGTTCAATAATTTTTTTCTGTATTTCTTTATGAGATTCAAACACATACATCTGCATTTTTAACCGAGGACCTAGGTGTCCGATAACTCCCCACTTAAATCCTGATACTAACATCTGAGCTTGGAGTTGTAGGATGTGATCGTAGGTTACATGATCGTTATAACCTTGAGTTTTTATTTCACATACACCCTCACCAGATAATGTAAACGTCTTTCCTGTTTGTGGATCGTCATACTTTATTGATCCACCATGTATTTCTAAAACACCATCGAGGGATACTGCCATTTTATATTTTGACAAACGATAAGCATCAATGGGTTTGCGAAATGTAACAGAGTACGGATCAGCACACAGAGAATCGAGTTGATCGGATACCCAATGAGCAATTCCATCTTCCAGATAGTTACCTCGATCCTTGGCATTTTTATTTTGTTTACTTTCCAATCGAACTACATCTGGATTCTTTCTTATTTCAACAAAGTTTTGACGTAGTTGTTCTCTTGTATTTCCAAAGTCATCTTGTCCTATTACTATCAATGGTGCTTTAGATCCTCCGACTTCAAATCCGTCTTTACTAAATTTATTTTTAGGAGTTGCCATGAGCTACCTCCATATAGATTGCTGCACATTGATCATCAATGGCACATGTAAACACAAATAAAAAATAAAAAAAAACAAGCAACAAGACCGCTGAAATAGTTATCTGCAAAAGATCTTTCATGCCTGTTTCGGTAATAAAATTTAATAGTTGTTTCATATTATCTCCTAGTTAACTGTTGATATTTTATCTAAATAATTTCCTATCTTTAATCGCTTCAACATATTCTTAACACTCGATGGATACCAATTCCCTCCTCTAGGTGTTTTAACTTTACGATCATTAAGAAATATACTCATCTCATTGAGAGAAGAACATTGGGTATAGGCATCGTTCAAATAATAGTAAATACTTTTAGCAAAACGATCTGCTTCTGCACTTGCCACCTCGCCTGACTTCTGCCTAGCTTTATCCATTAAACTATGCACACCCAAACGTCTGACTTTCTTGCCATCTTTTGAAGTGAAGTATCCCTTCTCTTTTATCTGATCTTGATATGCATCCAATGTTGCTTTGGTTCGTTCAGAGATTCTCTGGCGTTCCCATTCTGAAAACATTGCCTTCATCTGAAGTCGCATAGGATCTTCTGATATAGTTGGATCATTACAGACAATAAAGTTTATCTTGTTTTGTTTTATAACTTCATCCAAGAATCTAAGTGTCATCCACATTTTACGACACAATCTCTCAAGGTCTGCAAAAACAAGTGTTGCTTTATGTTTACGACAATAGTCAACTGCCTTCATCAACTCTTCTCTTTTATAAGGATCGGTTGCACCAGACATAGGTTCTTCTGTAAAAAATTTAAGGGTATGCTTTCCACCATTTAGATATTTTTTAATGGTGTGAGTCTGCCGCGTACAATCTTGATCCTCGGTGGACACTCGAAGGTAGCCAACATACAAACCATTATGCTCCTTGCCTTCTGTTGTTTTAAATATGCTCATTATTTATCCTCCATAAAATATTTTTCAGTTACTAGATTGTTAGGAAAGTTTTTATTACGACAACATCTTTTGATATGATCTTCCCAGAACCAAAAAGTATTCTTAACATTCAAGAAAGAGCTGCCATCGTCTGGTAAGGTGAACTTCATTTGCAATTTACCCTTGTTGTTTTTTATTGTCCTTGTGAAAACAATATTTCCATCTACAAATTTAATCATTATTTATTTACTCCGTGATATTTGTTATTGATAACAATTTTCATTGCATCTGTAAGTGTCATAAATGCAGAGTGGTACATTGTCTGTTCAGATTCAACCCACTTGTTAACACAGTAAACACCATTGCCACAAATTTGAATTGTTACAGATTTATCTTTTATATACACATACTCACCATCTGTGAGTGTAGGTTCATCAGACTTTATTAATTTAAAAAGATTTCTCATTATGTTTCCTTTCTGTTGGCTTAATTGCCATTAGGTAAAAATACCTAGTATCAATCTAATATATTTTTGCTATCTTTACAAGAGGTAGATGTAACTTTTTTTATGTTTCCTGTTATGTCTACCTTTTATTGGTGGAAAATGTAGGAAGAGATTGGGGTTTGATCATTGCTTTAGTCTCTTCCCACCACTTAAGGAGAAAGAATGGAATTTATATTTACAATAATCTTGGCACTCAATATCGCCAACCCAGACAATATAAAGTTTATCAATGCAACAATCGAGAACAATAAAAAGTACGACTGCGAGTTTAAATGGAAGG